TCTTGTAGCGCGTCTAGCGGCTCGTCTTGGCCCCTTGCTTAACGCGCCACCAGCAGCCCTGTTTTTCTTGCGGCTTTGCACCGAAACGCCATCTTTGTTCTTGCCGCCCTTGCTTAGAGCCTTCTTGTGAGAAACATCTTTACCCTCACGCTTGTCGGCTTTACCGTTATTGTTGGCGTCCTTGCCGTTCTTATCCATTTTAGCACGAGCCTTTTGCCGTTCTGCGCGCGCTGGGCCTTCCCCCCTCGCTTGCTGCAACTCATACTCGCGTTTGTATGGGCGGTCTTTCTTAGGGTTCTTGTAGGCCATGTCAGTTATTCCCGTTATGAATACACTCCGTGACTACACAGTGCCGTTTACATAAGCCGCTAGGCCTAGGGTTCCAAACGTCCACTTCAAACGCTTTTTCCATACGAGCGTAGTCTGTCATCCACTTATCCCACAAAACAGCCTGTTCGTCTATTCTGTATGTTGCCTTCACCAAATCTTTGCTAATAACAAACAAAAGACCTGCTCGTATCCTCTTAACATCAGGGAAGTGCTTGAAGGTCGCCAGTGCCATTAGTTCTAGTTGGCCTTTGTCAGCATATTTGGCAGACTTGCTTGTTTTGTAATCCACAACCCACGCCAGATCACCGTCGAGTATAAGTAGGTCAACGATACCTCTCCACCAAACATCTTTGGCAAAGAAATCACATGGCTCCAGCTCCCGTGTAAGGCCGAGCCTACGTTCTGTTAACTTCTCACCCTGTTTAGCGTTAAGGGTATCTAAGGCTGCGGTGGCGTAGCTAAACTCATCAGGGACAGGCTTGCCATCACGGATGAACTCTTCTGCTGCTAGGTGAAACGCAGTACCATATCCCATAGCAGAGGTTTCGGGTTCCTCATAATCCTTGGCAACCTTTAAGTGATAGAACTTCTTAGGGCATTGCTCAAAAGATTTTATCCTGCTGTACGACCATGCGGCATTAGTCATACCAAATTCGCTGCGCGTAGTTTACGAACCGATTTGTTAGATATATTTATATGGGCATTGGGGCCACCGTTTATACGTTTAACTGTAAAGCCAAGAAAGTAAGCTGCTGCAATAAACGCGCCGTTTGATATGTAGGGTATTGAGTCTACCGTTTTTTCTGCAATGTGTTTTAGGCCGTAGCTTGAACAAGTAGTGTTTACTGAAACTCTACGGTCAGCTTTCTCAAGCCAATCAACAGCACCTTGCATCTCCCTTATATTCACACTAGCGGGTACGTACTCAGGCCTAGTTTTTTTCCACCCATGCTCAAACCCCTCCGCTGTTATCAGGGGGTTATCCGCAAGAACTCTATCTACGTCACTCTGAGTTATCATTCACAATCTCCATATGATTTACCTGTGCCACTCTCACAGTTTATGGGCAGACCGTCTGCCCAATCTGGTGTCCAACGCATACACTCTTCTATGTATTCTTGGGCTTCGGGTACTTCCTCGTCTACTACGCAACAGGCTAGACTGTCATGTACTGTTAGCACGACTTTGTACCGTTTAGAAATCTGTAATAGCTGTTCGCCAATTATACATCTAGCAATGGCTTGGCATACGTTCTCAACAACCTTGCCACCATATATACGAGTGCGTCCACGCCTAGTCTTATAGCTAAACTCTGCGCCCATCTCACCCTGCTCAAAGTCCAAGTCCTCATAACGCATTAACAGTTTAGAGGGTAGCACTATAGCGTTTTGCTCAGGTAACACATTTAACACCCCTGCCCTACCGAAATTGTGGTCAGAGTTATTAAACATGCTTATCAACATAAGACCTGCATCGGCCCACAAATCTGTAATGCTTTCATTCTTATCACGGTATACTTTTATGATCCGCTTGGCTTCCGTTAGGCTTATGTCTCTACCCATACCCGCTAACTGCAACTGAAACTTAACAGCGCCCATACCGTATCCCGCGCCTAGGATTGTTGTCTTACCCACAAACCTCTCACCGCTGCTCACTTCTTCTACGGGTTTGTCGTATATACTGGACGCCATGTGCTTATAAACATCATCGCCCACTGCAAATGCGTTAGTGAGGTCATCTTGCCCCGCCAGCCATGCCAGAACCCTTGCTTCAATCTGCGAACTGTCAGCATCAATTATGGTATATCCCTCGGGGGCTACTATGCTTTTCTTTAGCTTCTTACCATTAGCCCCACGGCTCGGCAGGTTTTGTAGGTTGATCTTATCATCACCACCCCACCGCCCTGTATGCGCTGCATAGTATCTTACGGGTACGGGTAAGAGGCCGCGCTTCGATATATCTATGAATCTCTGAGTGCGTGTCTCTTCTAACGTACTCTTCGCCCCAAGTCGCGCTGCAACCGCTGCTTGCACCCGCACGTCTTCGTGTTCCTGCAGAGCCTTAAACCCTTCGTCGGACTTGGCAAAAGCGTAAGTTTCCTTGCCTGTGGTGGGGCTTACCTTCTCAGGAGGTTCAACACCAAAAGACGTTAGCATGTCAGCAAATTTAGGGTTGCTCATTAAGTCTTTCTTGTCGTTGACGTTAGCATCTACCATGAGTTTGTACTTACGGTCCCGCACGTCTTCTAAGTGCATTTCCAGTAGGCCCATGTCTAAGTCTAACGTAGGCTCAGTAAACATACGAAGCGTAGCGTCTATCAGTTGTAGTTCTTTCTTAGGGAAACTTTTAAGTAGTTCTTGGAATAGTGCATAAGTCAGGTCCACGTCGTTAATGCAGTAGCCAGCGTATGCCTTTATCTCCTCGGGGGTAAAGTCATCTAACCGTTTACCCTTCGCCATGATAACCTCAGTGCCCTTAGCACCTAGCTTGTATCTCTCGGTAAGAGCTTTGAGAGAGACACTATGCTCCACCCCATGCGCCGCTCTAGCCATACACAGAGTATCAAGTAAGCGTTGGGGTCGTTTGCCATAACGCCAGCTTAATATAGCACCATCAAACATCATGTTGTGAGCCAGCACCGCAGAGCTTCCCCAATCCACAGAGGCGATAAGTTCTTTTACTTGACCCTCACCTTGCGCCCACTCGGTCGGATTGGGGCCGTGCTTCAGCCCCAACCCAATCACTTCAAACCTACGATCACGTATATATTCCTCTGTCGTTATCTTCGACAAAGAGAAGTCTTGCGCGTAATAGGTTTCAAAGTCTAACGTAACAAGGTTCACTTCTTTGTTACTTTCTTTAGTGCTAACTCACCCGCACACGCCATGTAACCACAGGCGTCTATGTAGTTGTCAGGATTATGTTTGTTGGACTTGAGCCGTGCGATCTTCAGCAGGGCCATCATAACTGCAACATCGGTGGGCGAAAAAGACCACTCACAATTAAAATACTGCTCCCACAGCATAGCTACGGCCTCAAAGTTATTCTCCATATCGCCATGTGTAGCTGCACGATCTTTGGTGACGTACTGCTTGGCAGTATCAAGGACACTGCTACGTGTGTACGTACCTTCTTTAGGTGGCTTGCCGCCCTTAGTCAGTTCGTAGGCAGCATCGGCAGGATATCCAATGGCAGACCAAAACGAACTATCGTCAACTTTTTGCAGTGGTTCTTTCTTCCAGAAATCATACTTACGCAACTTGCTTACGTATGCCACGCTACACCCAACTTTTTTGGCTATAGACTTATCTGTGTCAGTGCCAAGGGATTTTTCTAACAACTTAAATACCCTATCGCGTTTCTTCTCTTTATTGGCAGTCATAGTTCTCTCCTTATTCAAATTCTGGTACAAACCAATCATCATCCAACGCCCACAGACAGTAGGACGCTTTCTTTTGGGAACCTAGGCGTGACACCTTGGCTTCCCAAATCTCTCCATCGCGGTGCAGCTTGCCTAACGCAGACTGAACCTCGTCATTAGTCGCGTCTAGCTTAGACGCTATCTCAGTAGCCCTATGTGCGAATTGATTGTCTGGCTCGGACAGCATACTAAGTATGCGGTCTTCCATCTTAGCTACCACTACGCGTGGGGTTTCTTCCTCGCGTGATTCACCTGCATCGACAGAATGTGTTACACTCTCAGCAATAATACCCACAACCTGATATTTGGTTGCGTTAACCATCCTTGAAGTGTTGGGTATCACTCGCATTTGAGCAAGTGTGCCTTCGGCAAGGTCATATTTGTTAACAAGATTAGGCGGTATAAACACCCGTTCCCCTTGATCTATGTCAACTCCAAATCCGCATCGCTTACCTACTAATACGTGCTGCACGTATATTTTTAGTGTGTTTAACATTGTGTATTTTCCTCTGACCGTATTATTTTTATGGGGGTAGCAATGACTTAAATTTACTTCCCTAAGATGTTAGCCATAAAGTCGTTAGCGGCACGTAACGCTTCCTCCTCCGCTTCCGCAGTTGTCGCTAGAAAGCCCTTTCGCTCTTTTTCTATCAATATATGGTCTGCTAGTATGCAGGATACGTGCATCATAATAGAGGGCCATTCTCGCTTCTTATCCTGTGAGATTATTATGTTAGCCATAATAGACCCTAGGAACATAGATGACATATCCGCGTCATCCGTTTTAGGTATGATAGAGGTAATTAACCCTATCATCTTTTTGTAATCATCCCCGTTCATTACGTACTTCCCTTAAACTTTAGTTGATAACGTCTGGCTCTCCTTATCACGTCCTCCACAGGCGTACCTGTAATCCGCGAGGCCTCCGCGACAGTGAAGCCCTGCTCCGATAATCGCAGGAGAGTTTTGGCGGGTCTTGACCTCTCAATCTCGGACATGCGAGGCTTACCGCTGCCCCTAGCATGTTCCTGCACGGCCCCATATTTGAGTGATCGGCCTCCACAATATTCAATCATCCGTTTGTTCTCAATCAAGGCCAACGCCTTCATCTTTTCCAAGGCTGTCAATGTTTCCTCCTAGCTTCTTTGTACCTGTTACATACATGACGAATAGCTGCTGCGTGATCTTCTCAAGCTCCGCTTTTAGTTCACGGTTCTCTGCACACACTCGCTCGTATTCATGGCGGTTAATCATATTGAAACTCCACTTGGTCATATGGACTTGCCCCATGCACGTAAGTCACTAACGTAACGTGTCAGTTCCTCTTGCGCTGCGAACAGGTTGTTCTTGGCATTGGGCATAGGGTCTTTAGTATGAGCCTTCTCCTGCCACATATCTACCTGTTGGCGTAGAAACTTTAACTCAGACTGCTGCGCGGGAGTTAACTCTGCATTTTTATCCATATGAGAGTTCCGCCCAAGACGTTAGTGAACTACTAACACCCCCCACGTTGTCCTCATTGACAACCATGTCCATGCCACCTGCCTTGCGTATTTCTTTTAGGTTTATGTCTTGCAGAGGTGTGGGTTTATTCTTACCCGCTTTGCACTCAATACCAAAGAATAATCCTTGGTAGCAACCTACAATATCAGGTACGCCGCTTTTACCGTACCCACCTGTGACAGGGTAGAAGTAGTACGCACCCATTGCGTCTAACTGTCGTGTCACCTGCTTCTTAACTTTTGCTTCTGGCGTCATAGCCATGTGTAGTCCTCCAAAATTGATTTAATGGCGTGACAGCTATGAGGAACCGTCACGCCACCGTATATGGATGATGGGTTAGCTTGCACCAAGGCGGCAACCAAGACAGACCATGCAAGCCACGAAAGAGCGACCCTTCACACCATCCATAACTAAAAAACTCCCTTGTGTAGCCCTCCGAAACTGGTCGGAAACTGGTTTAATGGCGTAGAGAATATAAACCCCTACGCCACTAGAAATTAGTTAGGGCTAGGCCTAACTTTCATCACTATATATCCAGTAAGTAACATCGCTTATTCTCCGTCCTACACCCTCTACCTCTACGGGCAGTAAAGCGTCTTGTATCGTCATAAGCACGGCAATCTTGCTTTGCACCCATGACGGTAATTCGTGTACGTTTTTATATTCATGTTCTAACTCGCTGTCAACAGCTAAAACGTCTAAACATTTAACTCCTACTGTTTCATCGTGTTTTCTTATACATACACGATATATTTTAATGTTTGACGCTGGGTCCAGCCCCGACCCCGAACAATCTTCGCATGTTTCGGTGGCGGTTTCTACATAGCCCACGTCCCTACCAGCATTGTGGGTAAAGGGGA